ATTCCGACCGTTGTTCTTCTGTCATTTTACCGCTCGCAACTGGTAGTCGGTGTACTCGCCATCGTCACCGGCAGAAACCGCTTTGACCTTTTCGTGAATCTGTCCCCAGCAAACGTGGTCAACCTCGTCGTCCCACTCACCTTCACTGATGGCTCGCTTGCGCCAGAACTCAAGTGACTCTGCGGCCAACTGTCGTGCCTCGGCTTCTGTCTCTTTGAACTCGACGCCGTCACCAGTATCAACAAAAAACCGTTTCATGATTTCCTTACCACCATTTTACACCACGGGAACAAGCCACCTTTTAACTGGTCAATCTTTCCCGCGTTTGTCAGCCTCGCGATCGCGTGTGCCCGTCCAAGATTCTCGCAGCCCCAGAACACGCTGAAGCCGCCGTCCGTACGAATTTTCTCCAGCACCTCTGCTTCGCGGCCTTTTCGGGTTCTCAAATCTCGTTTTGCCATCTCAGCGCCTATCGAACTACAAGACCGATCCTCAAAACACCCTGATCACCTTGTGGGTATTTCCGTTGTCCTTGTTTTCCCACACTGATGGGACATCGTCATCGTCGTTAGCCCTGATGACGACCGACATCACATCAGCCATCGCTCTTTCGTACAAGTCGCCAACGTCGCGAATTACGACAGGTGTCGAGCCACCCTCCGGAACAACGTCGCGAAGCTCAATCAAACGGTCAATCATTTCGTCTATTGTCACAACTCACCCCAATTCAAACGCGAACCAACATTGCTCTATTACTTCTGGTCCAAAAACTGCTGTATCTCTGCCGCCAATTTTCGCTGCAGATTGACCTGATGCGTCGACCATCCTTCTGACTCGCTCTCGTCAGCCCATCGATTCAACTGCTGCCGAATATCCGCCAGAATTTGCTCGCACGACATTACCCGAGCGCTCACAATCACTTGGCTTGCTTCGCCTATTCCCACGATTCACCTCCAACAGAGAACACCAACTCCGCTGTTACTTGTGCCTGAAAAACACTTCATTGTATCCGCAATCGAAAGCATCTTTAGCCGATGAATCACCAACGTTGTCGGTGTAAAACCAGCCGCCTGCGCGCCGCACCTGCTTTTCCCAGTTGTCTGGACCGATTCGAATAAATCGAAAAACAGATATCAGTTCCGAACTAAAGACAACAAAATCATCCGGCATTTCACCACCTCAAAAAACGATCGGACATCGACATCCGCTGTTACTTCTCGCCTGTCCGCCATCGTCTGATTACAGACAGAATCTTGTTCGCCATCTTGTTCTCGCCAGTCGATGGTGCAAAGTCTCCGCACACCCTTCGCAGTCGATGTTCTTCGGCCTCGATTTCGGCAAGATACATCTCCAGCGAAATTATTTCGCGAACTGCCTTTTCCAAGCCCTCGTTCTGTCGGAACGCAACCCAGCACAGACAGCCGATCACAATCACGTTCAGGATTGCTGTAATTATCGAAACCATGTTATCTCCAATGTTACTGCGCCGACCGGAACGGAATTCCTCTGCTCACCCTACGGACAACTCAATACGTTTTCCGATCCATCGCATCACAGGAACAGCCATCGAATTCCCGATCGCTTTGTACCGAGGACCATCCGCCGCCGGCTTCCCTCGATGATTCACCAGCGTCCAATCGTCCGGGAATCCCTGAAGCCGTTCGCATTCCCTGGGAGTCAGCCGGCGAACGCCGATCGACTGCGATAGATACGCCTGCTGTTTCATTCCCGGCTGTGCTTGCAGAGCTCCAATCACGTCCAGTTCGCGAACCTCGTTCCGTTGATTCTGAGTGAAGGCGACCGCCTGCACTTTGTTTCTCGCCTCCAGCGTGTACGCCTTGCCGTCATCGCGGAAGCCTGCTCCCTGTGGACCGTTCTCAATGTTCGTGCTGACAGCTCGCTCCTGAATCGCCACGACCATTGTTTCCGTTTCGTAATCTTGCCGGCCCATGCCGCCAGCGTTCAGGCAATGAGCAGTGTTTCCTGTGGAGGTAACTACAATTGTTCCGCCGTTGTTGCAGGCAGGATTCAGGCCGCCGGCAGCGTCCAATGTCTTTGTGGTTGACTCGATTCGTGCATAGAACCCGCCGTCGGGCCTGTCTTTTCGCTTTGTTCCGCCCCAGGTATTCACCACATGAGGCCCACCATCTACGTTGCCGCCCGTTCCAGTGCATTCTGAAGCGCCGCCGGCAACGTCCTGTTTCTTTTTTCCGCCCTTCGAAGAATCCCCCGACACGCAACCTGGCTCAAAAAGAACCGCTGCGGCACGTCGCCAGTCTCCAGCACATCCAACAACGAACACTCGCCGGCGTCGTTGTGGAACTCCGAAGTATTGAGCGTCCAGCACTCTGTAGGCGAGACCATACCCGAGTTCTGCCATCGCCCCGACAATGGAACCAAAGTCCCGTCCTGAATTCGAGGACAGGACGCCGGGGACGTTTTCCCAAACGAACCATTTCGGCTGTAACTTTTGAACAATTCGACAATAGGTGAGTGCGAGGTTTCCGCGTCCGTCTTTAAGACCACCGCGCAGGCCCGCGATCGAGAACGATTGGCACGGCGTGCCTCCCACGAGAACATCAATTGAACCCGGCTCAATTGGCCACTCCTCAAACTTTGTCATGTCGCCGAAATTCGTCACGTCCGGGAACCTGTGTTCCAGGACCGAACACGGGAACGGCTCGATCTCACTGAACCCAACTGGCCGCCAGCCGAGCGAATGCCAGGCAGCAGAAGCGGCCTCGATTCCTGAGCAGACAGACAGATATTTCATCTTCAAAACTCCAATTGTTTCGCCAAATACCACCAACAGAGCATACAAGTTCCGCTGCTCACCCTAATGCCAACGAACGTTGTTTGAACCGATCAGCAGCCAGTTTCAAATACTCCGGATTCAATTCGCATCCCACGAAGTGACACCCGTTTTTCTTCGCGACTGCTGCTGTCGTCCCTGACCCAGTGAAAGGATCGAGAACCACACAGGGAACCTGAGTTCCCGCTTCACACTCGCAACCTGCCTCCCAGCCGATTGTTTTCGTCGTCGTGCAATGCCGTTGCGGATCTCGATTGCCGACGATCATTCCTGAGTGAGATTCATACGGTGAGCCCTCGTCATCGCTGGCCCGTCCGATTTTCGTCTTGTTTCCTGGACGTGTCGCCTTCCGGTCTTTCTCGATTTGCCTGCGCCAAGGCGTCCCACACTTCGAGCAGCAGCCACTTTCCGAAGTTCCGGCAAGAATACAGGGTTCGATCAGATCAGGCGGGAAGACGGCAAAGTGAGCGCCGCCGTATGGCTTCGTTGTCACGGTCCAAACTGACCGCTTGTTTCGCGTCTCGCCCTCCCAAGGAACCGAACCGGCAACCGCTCCGGATGTCTTTCCGTTCGTGTCCACTGGAACGCCCCGCGCTGACGCTGGCTTCCGTTCCTTGTTTCCGCTTCCACCTCGAGGTTTTGTTGACGCTCGACCCTGCAAATGCTCCGCAGTCTTTCCCGTGTGGAATTCACTCCCGCCGTACCCGCGAACCGCAGACTCCTGAATAGCCTGATTGTCGAAGAAATACCGATCAGACTTTGTCAGCAGGAACATGTATTCATGGGACTTCGTGCAACGATCTGTCACGCTCTCAGGCATGGGGTTCGGTTTGTGCCAGATGATGTCCTGCCGGAGATACCAGCCGTCGGCACGAAGCGCAAAAGCCACCATCCAAGGGATTCCAATCAGATCCTTGTTTTTGACGCCCGATGTTTGCGGCGTTCCTGTTTCGAATCTTCCGCCCGTGGCCACGGGAGTTCTTGCCGTGAGATTCCCTTTTGCGATTCCGTACTGATCACCTTTGTACCCGCAATAACTGTCACCGAGATTCAGCCAGCACACGCCATCGTCCCGAAGAACCCTGCGGACTTCTCGGAAGACTGCTACCATTTCCGCGACAAATTCCGCTGGCGTCGGCTCGAGTCCGATCTGGCCATCACAACCGTAGTCACGCAAACCGAAGTATGGGGGCGACGTGACACAGCAATGAACGCTTTCGGCCGGGAGGGTGGGCAGAATATCGCGGCAATCCCCGAGATAGATTTTGACTCCATCCCGGTCGAATGCTGCTTTTTGTGGTTCAGAAACGATCACAGAAAACCCTTTGTTTTTGACACTTCAAATGAGGAGCGGATGCAATTACCTCTGCTCAAAACGACCCGACATCCGTAGCCCAATCCGCCGCAACATCCAGCTCGCGTCGAATACCCTCCAGGCTCACCCACAGATCATGCTCAGTCTTGCAGATCCCGCCGTAAGCCATTCCCGCCTGCACGATGGCTTCCAGTTTCTTTTCTGCCTGCTGCACGGCATTCAGCAAATGTGGGGCACACGCGATCAACACCACGTTCCGCCACCGATCGCCGTCCTCGCCATCGCGGATAATATTGTTGTCGCCGTACTCATCCGGCCCGCATGGAATGCAGTCGATCTCGCATACTGACACAACCATGTGCGGACTACCTGCGATCGGGATATGAATCACCGCCGTCGCCTCGTCAGCCTCCGGGTGATTCCTGTCGATCCTGCATTCCCACGACATCATACCGTTTTCCAATAACCTGCTTTTCATAACTTTACCCTTTGTTTTTGTGAGCAGCGGATGTTCCACTCCGCTGCTCAACCGTTCTTCTCTTTTTCAGCCCTGATCGCCGCTGCGATCCGTTTTCCTTTGTCCTTGCCCCACTTCACGCAAATTTTCTTCACGTCCTGTGGAACTCGGACATTGAGCACAACAAGCACTTCTGACTTCTTCTTTTTCGGTCTGCCTTTGGCCATTGTTTCACTTTCCGTATACGTTTTATATCGTGCGAATTGATCGCGTCAACACTTATTGTATACGGAAACAATAATCACTTCATCTGTTCGGCCCATCCGTAGGACGTTTGTTCCTGCTCAAACCTGAACCGAGGGCCATCCAGCTTCAAGGTAATCTCACCAGTCCTCCCGCCTCGCTGCTTTGCAACCTGCAACAGCGTCTCCGGCCCATCATCGCTGGCACTCAACAGCAGCACGATATCCGCGTCCTGCTCAATCGATCCTGATTCGCGAAGGTCTGCCAAGGTCGGCTTTCCCTTCTTCGTCGATTCACGATTTAACTGACTGCCGACAATTACCGGCTTCTGCAGGTCTAACGCCATTCGCTTCAGTCTTCGGCTAATCGTCGCAATCTCGCGTTCTCGGCTTTCGTTGCGTCCGCCTTTGCATTCCATCAACTGCAAATAGTCAATCACGATAACTCCGATTTTGTAACGCCGACAAGCCACCCTCACGAGGCTCTGAATCGTCCCAAGATCCGAAGTCGAGTCGATGAAGTACAGCGGCAGCGTGTTCAGCGTCTCAAATGGGATTGACTTTGATAGCCGGTCGATCAATTCTTCCTTCATCATTTCAAGGCTGACAATCAGAACCCCAGCCCCAAACTGAGCAGCCCCGACGCCGATTTGAGTCATTAAGACCGATTTGCCAGCACCAGGACGCCCACCGATGACGATCGACTGGCCATCTCGCAGCCCGCCTCTCAGGATGTCGTCCAGTTGCGCCAATCCGGTTTTTGTTATCGCCCGAGGATTTGCCTTGCGTTCCTCCAGCCCGTGGATCGCATCCGCTACGGTTTTGATTTCGTCCTTCCGTCCTCGCTGGATCTGATCAAGCTTGCTGATGTAGCCGTCAATAGTCGCCTGATCGATGACCGGCTCATGGGCCAGTTGCTCACCAAGCAAATGTGCATCATCGGTCGCTGCGTGCTGCTGCAATGCTGCACAGTAATGGTCGATGTGTGCCGACTCCCACCGCGCGGAAAACAGATCGCCCAACAGTTGCAGTGTGATCTGCCCCGGCATTCGCCCGAACTGCGTGATGTGCTCGTAAACGAGTACCGGGTCAATTGCCTTGCCATCGCCTGCGATCGACTCCAGAGCGTTCCAGACGGCCCGCAGAGCGATGTCTGCGAAGTCCATTGCACCGACTTGGCTTCCGATTCGGTCGACTGCGTCTGCCCCGTCGAAGGCGGCACAGATGATTGCCCGTTCAATTGCTTGCCGTGATTCCATTCCTAATCTCTTTCAAATGTGCTTCGTAAATCTCTGCAAATGTCTGCAGGTTCCAGTCGTTTCCCGCTGCTTCTAGCAGTGCTGTTGATCCTCCAGCCCGCTTTAATGCCCGGATCTGATCCTGTGTTAAATGCTTTTCCCGCTCTTGCCATGAGTCTCGACCGGGATGACTCTTGCAGACTTTAAGTGCTGCCATCAGGTCGTCTGAGTACCGTGATTTTTGCTGACTCGATTTGCCGGTTCGTGGCGACGGCGGCTTTCTTAGGTTTGCCCATCGTCCCAATATGGCAGCACCAACAGCACCGGAAAGCGTTTCTGCATCAACATCCCACGCAGCAATCAGTCGCCAGAGTTCTTGCTCCTCCATTGAATTTGGCTCAATGGGGTTAGCTTCGTTCGTCCCGCGTCGCGTGTAATCGATCCACCGCCATGCAACTTCGCGAAATTGTTCTGTGTTTAATTTTTCTGGAACTATGACGTCCGGCCCCGGCGTGTAGATAGAAGGACTAGGTACAGGAATAGGGATAGAAGGTTCCCCCTGTTCATCCCCTGTTTGTACCCCACATTGTACCCTCTTTATACCCTCGATCATCCCCTCTTTATACCCGTCATCGTACCCCTGTTTATACCCATTTTCGGGATTCACAAGCGTACACGTATCCTCGATCGGGGTATCTGAGATTTGCTCATAGCCATCCGGAATCGTGACAAAGTATTCGCCAGATGTTCGCTTGCCGTCGCCGGAGTAACTAAGCCAGCCTGACTCAATTGCCTTGCGTCTCGCCTTGTCAAACTGATCCCACTTCGTGAAGCCAAGAGTCTCAATTAGCTGCGAATTCCAGAATTTTGCAGCGCCTCGATATCGCATCGCGTCTTCGGTATGAGCGACAACAACAAGCAGGCTGAACGCATCTCGCCCGATTTCAGCAGCAACAGCCGCCTTGTGCATCAATCGCACAAACTTGTGAGCAAAGAATGCCTCTCGCTTTGGGTAGTTCATTTCGCCACCTGCTGACGCTTCCTATCCCATTCAAGCAATGCAGCAATCTGGCTGGCTTTATAAGCCTCAAATTCTCCCTTCGTCATAACTGCAATCCCAATGCAAAAACCCGCTGCCAAAAGGGTAGAGCACCTTCTGACAGCGGGCGTTAAATCGGGCGAACCCGATGCAATTAAGTTAATCGCGAAGTCGGCTCTACTCAACTTCACGCCCGTATTATCTTCACGTTGCGGATTTTCTAAATACCTTCCGCGCACGATTGCCACGTTCCTTGATCGAAGTGCTTCGCCGCAATCAGCAACACTTCTTTCCGCTCCACCGATTTGCACCCAACGCCATGCTGATCGTGGCATTCCTCCGCGACCTTCCAAAACGATCCATCTGGCCGCCGCTCGCAAATCGACCCGTAGTAATGCCCGCCGCATTTGGGGCAAGTAAATGGCTCTGGCGTTACCATTGGTCATCTCCGAAAAGATTTCTTTCCTTCGGCAAGGATTTTTTCACCTCTGGCTTTTCCTGAATCCATGCCTGCAGTTCCGCCCAAGTCATAACCGGAAGGCTGCTCGTGTGGACCAATGCCGATCCATCACGAGCGGCCAGCCAGAATTCCTCTGTCTCGCCCTGGCGTTCTCCTGTTACTAAGGAGCAGGTTCCGAGCGTGCCGTGGATGATTCCCCGGTCTTGTGCGGTAAAACCAAGCGTGCGAAGCCAGTAGAGTCGCTGGTTGTGGCTCATCAGAACTCCTTATGCCCGTCCCAAGCTTTTAGATCGTCATCGCTGCCAGCCGTCTCGTTCACTGGCTGATGCTTCTTCCTGCCAAACTCGATCGCTTCCTGAATCTGCCCGATCGGCAATCGTTCCACGTGAGCAGGCATTTCGTAGCCATAGATTGCGTACCACTCATCGTGGAATCGCGTTTTGCGTTTGGTCATCGAATCACCTCCACGCCTTTGACCTTTGCCCGCAGCAACGCAGGCTCTTTCGGATGTCGCAGAATCACTTCCTCGCAGTCCTCAAATTCTGCAGCCTGTGCAGCATTGAGCGACGCACGAAGAACGATCAGGTAATCAACTGGCTTGTCTGATGGCCGCTGTGATAACTCCACGTTGCCGTCTGGGCCAATAGTGATTCCCGTCATGCCGCACCGCCTTCCGTCAATGCCTTCAGCACATCGGAAAGAAATCTTTTCAGCAGGTCGTTTCCTTTTGCGTCCTCAATCTGGCTAATTTCTGCCTCGATTGAATCGAACGCCGTCGCATCTTTCGCGTTAAATGCTTCCGCAATCTTTTTGCTGATTGCGAGCACTGGCTTTGACTGTCCCTTGAGATGCGGCCTGTAAACGTCTAGGACGCTATCAGACGCCAAGGGAAGGATTGTCACCGGAGAACGCTTTCCTCGCGTCTCGGTCAACATCAGGACGGTTTTTTCCTTAATGTCGCTCATATGGCTGATGCGAATTCCACCGACAGCAACGCCACCCCACTTCACGTTCGGATCTGCGTACAGTGTCAGCCGCTTGCCAATCCATGTTGACGCACGATCTGACCACAGGCCAACCATTACTTTTCGCATGGTCTTACATGGTTTGTACGGCTGACGATTGCCGTCAATGCAGACGACAACAGGCTGATCTGCAGCCCCTTGTTTAACGTCTGTAATCTTCACCGTTATTGGCCCGGTCAGCAGGTCTTCCGCATTCAGTTGATCGCTCTTGGGAACGATCGTTTTGGCTACCCAATTATCTTCATCACTCACAGATTCACCTCATCTGGCAAATAGCGTTCAGGAAGTTCAAACAATTCAGGACTCTCGTAACCCGGCCAGTTGTCCTCCTGCTTGCATCGCAGGACTGTGGCCATTCGCAGAATGTTTTTGTTTCGGCCAACCTCAACCGACATTTCACCGACTGGTGCATAGATGCACTGATGAGGCTTGTTGACGGTTGCAACAGCGAACCAGAATGGAAGCTTTTCGCCGGTCAGTGTGAACCAACCCTCTGAGTACCATGCCGCTTGTGAGTCGTAGTGGTATTTCGCCAGTCGCCAATCGAACTCATTTGCAAGCGGTCCACCTGATTGCGAGTCGTCGCAGGTCTTCAAGTCGATAAGTTTCTTCCCACGCATGGCCGCATCAATGCGAGCCTTGCAGAGTAACCCAGTCCGCTTGTCGTTCCAGACAATCGTCAGTTCGGTGTCACTCTGATTTACGTCTCGAACAAACTGCGGGCAGGTCTTCATTGCTGCCATCGCTCCGTCGAACTGTCGCCATTGGGCTTCAGTGATTACTTGGCGGCCTGACTCAGCAGCCTGCACACCAAACGCCGCAACTTGCTGCTTGCACCATGTTGTTGCGCCAGATGTCGACCGCACTCCTTTCGCGTCTTTGTTGTCCGGACTATTCGCAAAATCCGGCATCATCATGTAACGCTCGGAAAGCGAATCAGGCTCAAGCCGTCCGCAATGAACAAGCGACCCTAACTTAAACGCCTGCGATGGTTCCTTGTCAGGTGCGATCAGATAGTTCTTCGGGCTTTTGTCGATCCGCACGAGTCGACTGTGGTTGATTTCCGGCCACAACAAATACTCATCAAACGGTACGTTCTCGTAAATGCCTGGAGCCTTGCCGTACATTCCCGGTTTTTCAATTTCAACCTCATCATCCCACACGCTTGCCATGTTTCCTCCTGCTAGTTGTTTAACCCGGTTCGCACGGAATTACTGGTTGCCGTTTGCCAAACAGCTCGCCAGCTCGCCCGACTCTTCACGCATAGATTTTTGAGGCTCGGGAGTCGAAACAGCCTCAGCTTCTTTAATTGCTTCACGGAAGATTTTCAGCGTTTCTTCAAGCCATTTTCCGTCGCCGGTTTTTCTGTCGTAGTTCGCGACAGTTTCTGCATCGCTTCCTTCTCCATCAGCAGCAACTGCACTTTCTTTTCTGCCAGTTCTTCGCATGTCCATTTCAGTTTCTGCTCCGAGCAAATCTGCAAATCACTGACAACCTCGCTGCCGTAGGTCGCAATCATGTACCGCTCATACTCAGCCGACTTGTTTCCTCGCCGCTTCGGATCGTTGCAGGAGGCACACTGAGGATGACAGTTAACGAAATGAAACACCGTCGCATGTCTTGACCTGCTGATGTAATGACCAGCGTTCATCGCTGAATCATTCCACGGCAAGACCTTTCCGCATGTGACGCACTTACAGTTTCCGTGCTTGTCAGCGTGCTCGATTCTCACAAGTCGCTGAAACACTTTGGCCACATCATTGATGCGGTTTTGCGGTGACAATGCAGCGAGACGGTTTGCTATTCGCTCGACTTTGTTTCGGTGCTTTTCGGCTGCCGTGAGTTTCATCCTTGCCCCCTCAAAACACCTCGACCGCTAGGCAACATTCTTGTGCTGCATTCGCGAATCATCGCATCCCTGTGGATGCCTTTATTTTCCGGATGTTCTGGCCGCTCCAGCCTGATTTGCTCCGCCAGCCCGATCGTTGTTTCAGTGCCCCAGATCTCTTCCGATGATGGATCTCGCGTCATTGGCTTGCGATCGACTGGAGCGTGCAGCCTGTTGGATTTCTTCCCGGCTTTCTTGCGTCGTGTCATTACACTTTTCTCCGCATCAATTCGCCGGGAAGCCGATCGCCCATCCGAAGAACTCCCGGAACAATCGGAACGACTTCAATCGCTGGCAAAACAGCTTCCGGCCTTTTCGATTTCTCCATACCTGCGTCGATGCGTTCCTGAATCTCTGTCCGAAAAACGTCGATCTCATAAGGAGCATCAATACAGACTCGGACGTTCTTGCCTGAGACTTCCGTGATAGTCACCTTGACGTTTCCGCCAATGACAAATCCTTCACCAGCCTTGCGACCAAAAAACAGCATTGGAATCCCTTTCCTTTCGAGCCAAAAAACCTGCGAACAGTCTCGACGTGACTGCTAAGAACGTCGAACCCTGGTGACTGTTCGCAGGAGTACAAATTCAGAGCCTGCTGGCCTTCATTGGCTTGCGGGGGCCAGCCGTTGAAAATCAGTTTTCAATGCAGCAG